TAGTTTCATATAACACAAGGGAATGGATTCCCACTCAATCCTAGTCGTTCATTCATTCAATCCTAGTCGTTCATTCAATCAGTCAATCCTAGTCGTTCTTATTCAATCCAAGAAGTAAAGCGATCTAGCATAATTCAATCTAAAAATCTTTAGAATTAAATTAATAGTATTAAATTCATGAGATACAAATAATTTTGACATGTAAGAATATATATCATATATTTGTTATTAATTAATTTATGCGAGGGTTAAGCATGGAATACATAAAAACTTCAATCGGATCGGGTAAAATGTTAGATATAAGATCAATTAATACTAATCCACTGACTAATGATTATTGTAAAAAATGCACTTTTTATAAAACTAAAAAGATAAGAAAAAATGGTAATAAAGCTGTTTATTGTTATTCAGTAGATATGTTGATGACATCCAGAAAAAACTGTATAAAACCATTTCAGTATAATTCTGACATTTTAAGTAATAGCATTATAGAATGGGATCTTTTACCCAGATATTTCAATCAAAAAGTTATCAGATTCAATTCTCATGGTGAATTGATTAATGAAATTCATTTAAAAAATTTAAATAATATAGTCAAAAAAAATGATGATGTATTTTTTGGTTTATGGACTAAACAATTTAAATTAATAAAAGAATTTTATAGTAAGAATGAAAAACCTAAAAATATGAATATCATTTTTAGTAATTCGAAATTTGATGCACCAATGAAAAAAATACCATTATATTTTGATAAGACTTTCAATGTAATTACAAAAGATAGCGATATTAAACCTAATTGTATGGGTAAATGTAAAGATTGCATGATTTGTTATACAAAAGGTAGTAAAGAAACACAAATAATAGAGGTATTAAAATGACTGACTTTGTAATATTCGGGTTTATGGACAATTTTATATTAATTCTAGGTATGTATTACAGTTTCTTATCTATAGAAAATTATCTAGAGAATAAATTCAATATAAACTCTAAAAATAACGCTTTAATGGTTGCTTGTATATGTGCTGGGTTAGGTAACACTTTCTCAGACGCTACAGGATTTGCGGTAACTCTTAACTTTGAAATGATGATTTATACTGTTATAGGGTGCTTGTTAGGTATGTTGATCATTCCAATTATGGAAAAACTAAGAAAATGAGTATATTTGAAATATTAAAAGCGTTTACAGGTGCAATTATTGGAACATGTATATTATATTTTTTAATGATTGCACTTGCACAGATAGATATATTACTTAATATTTAATTGTAGTAATATAATATATATGATATATATAATATTAATTAACATTTAATAGAGGTAAACATGGGAACAATTAGTATGCACTACAATATAAAACCTAAACCTTTTAACGTTTTTAAAGATGATCTAGGTTTAGAAGTTTTAGATTATAATATTACAAAAATAGATGGTGACATCATTGATGGAAACCAATTAGATAGCTATGTCATATATTCTGCATGTAAATATAAAAATGATGTACTAGCGTTTATTGGTTTAATTGATTATGACTTAATTAATAAACAAGTTTTTTGTAAGATCATGGATGAAACAGTAGAGCCATTTTATTACGATATGAAAAAATCGGTATTTAATAAACTTACTGATATTAAAGAATATCCTAATGCTATTAAATGGCGTAAAGAAGTATCAAAAAACTTTAAATAAAATCGAGGTAAAAAAACAATGAAAAAAATAACATATAATAATAAAACAATACCAATGCCATTTAATGACATGGCTATCTATCAACCTGCTAAAGAATTGGTGAAAGTTTCCAATAGATTTACAGGTGAAACAGTAGAAATACCTAATTTTGCATTAAGTGTTTATGATGTCATTATGGGATCTGAAATGATGAATTTATGGGATAAACACGCTAAAGGGTTGTCATGGTTTAGGAAATACTTTCCTAAAGAGTACATGGTTATATTAGACTAGATCGTAAATACATAATACTAAGGCATTGTATCCAGATATGATGCCTTTTTTATTGCATGATATATTTTTATCATATATATTAATATTAATTAATAAATAAGAGGGTTTTTATTATGAAAATGCATAAAGAAATAACATTTATATATCCATTGGAAAAATGCAAAATAGTATATAATTTTAAGGATAGATTCGATTTTTATATATCAGATAATAATGGTATATATGAATATGATCACAGCTTTAAAATAGACATATCATATTCCTTTATAAAAGATATTCATAAAATAGCCGAGAATATTGCAAACAAGTACGTGCTAGATGATGACAAGTACAAAAACAAGTCTTTTATAACTAATAATCATGGTTATAGACTAATGACTAACAGATATTAAACATCATCATATAATCATATTAAAGCCTCTTAATTGAGGCTTTTTTATTGTCTTTTTCTTTTGTGTATCAAATAAAGAAATACGCCTGTTTTTAACTAGGATTTGATGCTGTGAGAAATCGCCGAAAGTCAACAAATGCATGGCTATGCTATAAGACAATATATACAAGGATATAAGAAGATATCTATTAAATGGTTATTTGTTTTTATCTGGTTTTTAGATATTACTATTGAATAATAATAAACGTTCCTATCTTCTAACACACACGTCAAAATAAATTTAATTAATAATCTGATATCTAACCATACTAAAAATATTTAACTATCCATAATGAGCATTGTAGAACGTTCTAAGGGTATGTATGAAGATACTTTGAGATGTTATTTATTTGAATGATTGATTATTTATTAGAATTCCAGCACATAGGCAACCCCCCATAGGCAGACGTGATAATATATATAGTTCCCTCCATATTCTCTTGGGGAAATATAAGTGTATATACGATATGTTGTATATAGATCACAGATGTAATACAATGACATTGTTTGGTTCAGCTACCAAGCTACAATTCTCTGGTTGGGGTAAAGCTACTTGCCCCAACTAAAACACAAGATGTGCTAATTCAATCTAACAAAAAACACAAGATATAGTTGTAATTAGAAAAAAAATCATTACAATAGGTGGTGGATAACTATGTCTACAGATACACAAAGAATAGATGAGATCATATCCACTCTTAAGACTCGCCAACAGACCAATAGATTAAACTACTACCAACCTTATGCTTTTCAATCAAGATTCCATGATAGTGGTAGAGAAGCTAACCAAAGGTTACTTATGGCAGCAAACAGGGTGGGAAAGTCCTATGTAGGGGCTATGGAGATGGCTATCCATCTTACAGGTGAGTACCCTAGTTGGTGGAAAGGAAAACGCTTTAAAGAGCCAATAAGAGCATGGGTATGTGGTGCTAGTAATGAAACCACACGTGATATCTGTCAAAGAGAATTATTTGGGCAACCAGACAACCCAAGAGATAAAGGAAAAGGATCAGTTCCTAAACATCTCATTGGAGAAACTACAAGGAAACCTGGAGTACCAAACGCACATTCGTCAGTCCTTGTTAAACATACATCAGGTGGGTGGTCTCGTGTTGCCTTTAAAGCATATGAAATGGGTGCTGAAAAATTTATGGGGGAGAGTATCGATCTAGTATGGCTAGATGAGGAACCACCACAAGATATCTATTCACAATGTATTACTCGTACCCTAGACAGACGAGGACAAGTCTATATGACATTTACCCCAGAATCAGGGATGACTGAGGTAGTACAGAATTTTACGTCAGAATTGAAGTCAAAACAGGCATTGATTACTGCAGGATGGGAAGATGCAGATCATCTAACTGACGACATGAAAGAACAGATTTTACAAGCATTACCACCTCATGAAAGAGATATGAGGTCTAAAGGGATACCAATGATAGGTAGTGGTCTGGTATTTCCGATATTAGAGGACAATCTGACCTGCGAACCATTTACTATACCCTCTCATTACCCTCGTATCGCAGGTCTCGACTTTGGCTATGACCATCCAACAGCAGTTGTATGGGTAGCATGGGATAGAGATGAAGATATCGTGTATGTTTACGACACCTACAAGATGTCAAAACAAACACCTGATTACCATGCAACGCACATCAATCAACGTGAAGGTAGTCATTACATACCGATAGCTTTCCCTCATGATGGATATCAACACGATAAAGGAAGTGGTATTACTCTAGCTGAGCAGTATCGTACAGCTCATGTGAATATGTTGCCATTTCATTTTGAGAACCCCCCAGCTTTGGGAGAAAAGAAAGGTGGTAATTCAGTAGAAGCAGGGATCATGGAGATGTTATCTCGCATGGAACAGGGCAAATTTAAGGTCTTTAATACCTGTTATGACTGGTTTGAGGAGTATAGGTTATATCATCGTAAAGATGGCAAAATAGTAAAGATTAAGGATGACATCATGTCTGCTACACGTTATGCAGTTATGAGTCTAAGACACAGTACAACAGAGACATCTAAGTGGAATAGTAAAGGTAGACTAGGACCAGATGTAGCGATAGTTTAGGAGATAATAATGCCAGGACCATTAGTAGGATTAGCAGCTAGAAAAACAATGAAAAAAGCAGCTAAAGAAATAGGAGAAACACTAGGTGGCATAGGATTAGGTACAGCAGGACTTTTTGGAGCTTCAGAAATTATCGGCAGAGATATGGAAAAAAAAGCTCGTAAAAAGCTAATGAAAGAGGGTGGTTCGGCAGCTAGAAAATTAAAAGAAAGGTTTAAAAAAGCAAAATAATGGCTAACTTAATAGCATCACCTACTCAAATGGCTTATAAGCTCCAAGAACTAGAAGAAAAGCTAGACAAACTACAAAAAGAATTAGACACAATAAAGGCAAAGAATGGCAAAAAAACCAAGAAAACTAACTGAAGACGAATTAGTATCACAGCTAAATTCCGAAATACAAGGAGCTACTGGCTACGCAAATACTGAACTCTCCAACCAAAGAGAGGAGTCAATGAAGTATTATCTTGGTGAGAAGTTTGGAAATGAGATTGATGGTCGTTCTGAAATCGTTACAACTGATGTCAGAGATACAGTTGAATACATTATGCCATCTTTGATGCGTATTTTTACCACACATAACAACACAGCAGAATTCGAGCCACAAGGTCCAGAAGACGTTGAAATGGCACAACAAGCTACCGACTACTGCAACTATGTATTTAACAAGCAAAATAATGGGTTTAAGATCCTTTATGATGCCTTTAAGGATGCACTTATCAGCAAGACTGGAGTAATTAAACATTTCTGGGAAGAAAAAGAGGAAGTTCATACTGAAACGTATACAAACCTAACTGAGATCGAGTACCAATCAATCCTAGCAAATGATGATTATGAAGTTATAGAACATACAGAAACAGTTGTACAGAAAGCAGTTACAGATGATTTCGGCAATTTAGTTAGTCCTAAAGTGGTTGAACACGATGTTAAAGCCAAATGTTATAAAGGGTATGGACAAGTCAGAGTTATGGCAGTTCCACCAGAAGAATTTTTAGTTTCACGTAGAGCATCATCATTAGAAGATGCAGACTTTGTCTGTCATAGGGTTAAAAAATCAGTAAGTGATTTAATCGCTGAAGGTTATGATCCTAACATTGTTAATGATATACCTAGCTATGCTAATAGCGAAGCAGAACTTAATGAAGAAAGATTAGCACGATTTAGCTACGATGATGACTCAGTACCACCATCTGAGGGTGAAGGACCAAACAAAAAGGTTTGGATTGATGAATGTTATATACGTATTGACTACGATAACGATGGTATAGCAGAACTCAGAAAGATTACAAAAGGTGGACAATATATCTTAGATAACGAAGAAATCGACATGATTCCTTTCTCTGCTATTTGTCCATTACCTATTCCACATAAGTTTTATGGCATGTCTATTGCAGATACTGTCAAAGATATCCAACTAATTAAGTCAACTATTATGCGTAACCTGTTAGATAACATGTATCTAACCAATAATGCACGTTATGCAGTATTAGCAGGACAAGTAGAATTGGATGATTTATTAACATCAAGACCAGGTGGTATTGTTAGAATGAGAGCACCAGGTGCTGTTACAGCTTTACCTACACCACAAATCCAACCTTATGCGTTCCAAATGGTTCAATACCTAGATGGTATTAGAGAAGAAAGAAGTGGTGTATCTAAAATGACCCAAGGTCTCAATCCTGATGTATTAACTTCACATGTGACATCAGGTGCGATTTCAGCAGCTACAGAGTCTGCAATGCAAAGAGTTGAGCTTATTGCTCGTATTTTTGCAGAAACAGGTGTTAAAGATTTATTTAGAAACATATACGCATTAGTACAAAGATACGAAGATAGACAAAAAATGTTCTATCTCAATGGCAAGTTTGTACCGATTGATGTATCAAGATGGAAAGAAAAACTAAATTGTACTGTCAATGTAGGTATTGGTAGTGGTTCACAACAATCCAAAACAACAACTATGTCATCTATTATGCAGATACTTGGCACATTAGTACAAAATGGAGCTATGGGTAGTTTGGTTACACCTAAGAATTTATATAACGCAGTAAGTGAATATATTGCACAGGCAG